ATAGTATAAAAATAATATTATTAATATAAGCCAAAGCCACCAAAATTCATTTATAATTGACGCTTTACGCTCCATTTGTTTAACGATCGTTTTAGATTGCGTGGTTTGCTTAATATTTTCTTTACGGCTACTTTGTACAATCTCGCTTTTTAGTGTCTTATTTGAGCTTATTTCGTTTCTGTGGCGTATTTTAGCGTTTAGATAGGAGGTTTTTTTACCGGTATTGTCTATAATAACAATCGCTTTGCAAGTGTCAATTGGCTCAATATAAAAATCATTAACGACTTTGTCAATATTATAAGCCGTATTTGTCACAATTTTAGTAGTATCGGAGATACTTACTTCCGTTTTTGTTGTAGTTTCGGTATTGCTTTTGTTTACTTTGCGAGTTCCACAACTCACAAATAGCAATAAAATTAAAAAATATCTCATTATCTTATTTTATTTTGGACTATTCTTAAATTATTAACCTCGTAATCTCCTGACTTCTCAACTTTAATATGCGCAAATCCATTATTCCAACTATTAAACGGCATATATTCTGGTTGCAATCCACATAAACAACCAACGCTCCAGGTCGTTGTTACGTTTCCGCTTAACGAAACCTCCGTATGTTCGGACGTTCTATGGTGATGGCCTATAATTGAGCTTTCTTTTGCTTTCATATACAACCCTCGCGCTGGATTAACCGGAGGAGCGAAACCGCTAAAAAATTCGTGTCCGTGCAATAGTGGTAATTTGCCCGCTTTGGCTATTTGCTTGCTCTTTACTTCTTGAACGCCAGCCTCTCCAAATCTTAAAATTGTGGAAAGTTCAAAATCCGGTATACCTAAAAGCTCAGGCGCTTGCAATTTTAAAAAGTTTTGCCAGCGGTCTTCGTGATTTCCTATTTTATAATAAATCGGAGCTTGAAAGTGATCCTGTAAATTTTTTAAAAAGTTTCGAGTCATTTCTAACTCGTCGGCCATATTTCGAAGACGTCTGTCTTTAATAAATCGGCTTAACATATACATGTCAATGGTGTCTCCATTTAAATAAACGCAATCAATATTCTCGCTTTTACCATAATCGATCGCCAATTTAAGAGCATCGTTGTTTTGATAAGGGAAATGAATGTCACTTAAAAATAAAATGTTTTTGTTTGGAACAATTACTTCGCTTTGCTTTTCGTAGTCCGACTCTGGTAACTCAAAATTTTTTTGCATAAATTGTTTTCTTTCTTTTGCTGTTCTTACTGAGGTTAAATTTTTATTGCTTTTATTCAATTCGCCTCGATGCGCTCGTACAATTCCACGCGCCGCCTCTACGCTATTAAAGTCAATCGGATAATCTGCAAACAACAAACGAGATATTGCGTTCGTGGATGCGTGTGGAAATTTAAGTAAATATTCTCTAACAATCTCACCTTTATAAGTTATTTTCATATATTTGGATAAATAATTCCGTTTTCAAATATAGTGTTTTTATTATCAATTAAACTTTTTAATTTTTTCCAATCATATCCAAACGCTTTTTGAAAATGCGGAGCGTCTTTAAATTTTTTCCAATCTCCGCCCCACTCATAACCTTTAGACTTAAAAAAAGAAACTACAAATTGCCAATTTTGGTCATTATCCCAGCTCGCACTTTCAAAAGTTCCGTCTCCATTTTTATCGTATAATAAAACAATATCAAAAGCAAGTCCGTAATTGTGTATACTTTGCCAGCTATCCGCGTTGGTTACCTTTGGCCTTTGTAAAAATAATTTTTTTTGCTCCTCCGGACTTCTAAAAACATACGCAAAACGAAGTCTGACATTTTTAGGCAGCTTTTTATTGCATTCTAAATACAAACTTAATAATTCTTTTTTGATTTTAGGATGCGCTTTGCTTATTCTCTCAATAGTTAATTTGTCCTCCATTATTCATTACTTTGATTGTTTTTATTTTTCTCCATTAAATACCAACGTCGTAAGGTATAACCAGAGGCAAATATAAAAGCTAAAACTTTCATTGTAGCGTCAACGTCTGCAAATGAAATCGCGTAAAAAGTTCCTGTCAATAGGGATGTTTTTAAATCTAAAAAGTATTGTCTCATTTTTTTAATCGTTCAACTATATTGGTAATGCCCTCAATCCCGATATAACAAGTTGCAATTACAACCCAGTCCTCCGAGGTTAATTTAGAAGTAAATAATCCTCCGCAAGCTATTAAAAAAACTAATAACTTTCGAGAGATCCATTTACTCAAAATTAAATCAAATTGCTCCTTGCTCATCTTAATTTATTTTATAATTCGAAACCGGCAAAATTGTGTATAATTTTTTTAGGGAATATTTCATTATCAAATTTAATATTTAAAAAATTTAGTAAATATATTATTTATCCTAATTCTTCTAATACTAAACTATAAGGAATAATATTAGCTCCACATCTATTAAATATACTAAAAGAATAACTAACCCCTACTCCGTTTGTCAAAGTAATATATCCGTTAAAAGGTTCTATTATTGTGGTATTTGTACCTGCACCATCTTTCTCATATATTATTGTTCCATTAATGCTCATCATTAAATCAGTTCCATTATCTAAATATACACAACAATAATATTCTAATTTAGATAGGTTAATATAACCTGAATTAATAGTTCCTGTTAATGTTCGTGGTGGTATTGTAAATGAGTTTGAATTATTTATATCATATAAGCCTAATCTAAGGTCCATATTATTACCATCAAGGAATTTATCAAATAGCATTGTTATTTTAAAAGTCCTTGAATCTCCTGTATTATCCGCTGCAAAATAGTTGGTTGGTAATATATTTGTACCTTTATAATTATATCCAATTCCTATAATTTCTTCAAAAACTTCATAATTATTATCTACCTGTACATCAGAAAAAGGCATTTGAAAATTAAACAATGTTTTGCTTGTCCAACCATTAGTCAGATTGTCTTTTTTATTTGGTGTGGATGTCCACGCTGAACTTGGTCCTGCCATATTTTATTTTTTTAAGTTGTGTAAGGTCTATTTAATAATCTTGATGATATATTCAAGTATAGCATATCGCTAATTAATGAAGTAATTTGTAAAGCAATATTTCCAAAACCTTCATCAACAATATTAAAAATATAATTAGAAGTATCTCCAATACTTGATGTAGTTTCCTCAGTCATTTTTATAGATGACATATCAGTTAACCAAACCGCTTTTATATATCCAGCTCTCATATTGCCTAAAGTATCTTCTATTACATACTCAACAAACATTGCTCCATAATATAAAGCTGATAAAGAAATAATTGATGTAGTTCCATCAGTGTTTGATTTTTCAGGACACCATATATGTGGCAAATAAGTATTATTACTTGAATTTCTTTTACTTATACTTAATGTATCATTAAAATCAACTGCATTATTATTAGGATTAAGTGAATTTCCTGTTCCAATTATTGTATTTCCAACTCCACTAGATAAATTTCCTCCCGCTCCTTTCCCTAAAATTACATTTCCATTTGCGATTGTCATGTTAGTACCTGAGCTATATCCTACTATTACATTTTCTTGACCATATAAATTATTAGGAAATGAACCATAACCAACAATGGTATTAGAAAAATCATTACCTGCTCCCCTACCGATTGTAAGTCCATTTATTAATGCGTCTCCATTTACGTCTAATTTAGCAGTAGGAGTTGTTTGCCCAATACCTATATTAGTTCCATCATCATAAATATTACTATTACCAACTGCAGAACTTCCTGTAAATTTAGGAACATAATTTGTAGTACCTGATCCACTAATTCCTCCGCTAATTGTTAAATCTCCACTTCCTAAAATAGAACTTCCATTAATAGTTTTAATATTAGTTCCACTTACTAAATTATCTTGTACAGAAATATTTCCACTTCCTAAAATAGTTGTTGAGTTTATTGTTTTTATATTCGTGCCACTTACTAAAGTATCTTGTTTTGACGTAGCCAATCCACTATATTGAGTATTGGTTGCGTTGTCTCCGGTGTTCGTACCTGATTGGTTACCAATAGTGGTCAAATTAGCATCCGTAACATAACGCTTATTGGTTGAGTCGG